CTTTTAAACCTTGTGAAATTGAACTCATAAAACTACCGTAGATCATGGCAGACTTAGAAAAAACCGTATTACTTGAGTTCGAAATCGACCAAAGTTCAGCCCTTGCCGATCAGGAGAAACTTAAAAAGAGCATCGTTGAATTAAAGAACGAGCAGAAGGAACTACAGAAAGCCTATAATCAGGGCTTAGTTTCGGTTGATAAGTATGCGAAGGAAACGGTACGTTTAGACAATAACTTAAAAAGAAGCCAATCCACGTATAACACTGTTCAGAAATCCATCACGGGAGTTAAAACCCAGATGGATAAATTGATCGATAGTAATAAAAGCATATCAAAATCTTTCGATGAAACCAGTAAGAAGATAGGGACAACCCAGGGAAAGGTCACCAACATATCACAGACCTTTACCAACTTCTCTCAAAACTTATCACAATCCACATCACAAATTAATGTGGCCGGCGTAAGCATGGGGGATTTAACATCTAAGTTTGCCAGTTTCCTAAACCCTGGAACTGCGGCAGTTGGCATATTAACAGGACTTGCGGTAGCGTATTCCCGCAGCACATTAGGAGCGAAGGATCTTGCTTTAGCACAAAGTCAATTATCATCAGCCACCACCATTTTAACAAAACGATTTGCGGAGGCGATTAGTCAGGGAGAGGAAGATATCGGGATCATGACTAAGTTCACTACAGCCCTAACGCAAGGTTTTTTAGGGGCAGATGTCGCCTTTGCTTCATTGGGGATAGCTAAAATAGGTGAAGAGTTAGAAGATTTAGCTCGTGAGGAAACCAAAATAAGAACCGAAAACAATGAACGGTTAGAAGAAAATGCCGAGCTATTATCCAAAATACAAGAAGAACAATCCACGTTTAATGAAAAGATTAGCGCGTCGTATGCGATTGAAACCAATCTAAAAAAGAATCGGGATGAATTAGTCCAAATCTTAGAACAGCAATTAGCCTTAATTGAAGCTCAATTGCGTGCCGACAAGGATAACGAAGATTTACAAACACTTGTCTTGGACAAAAATCGGGAGATTTTAAAAGTCAAATCTGATATAGAGCGGAAGATCCAAGCCCAGATACGACTGGAAGATAACCTACGGGCCGCAGAGGCAAAACGCCTTGAACAAGAAGCGGCAGCACGCAGAGCAGAAGCAAACGCCAACCGACGCGGTAGAGCTACTGGGGATGTTACCGGGCCTGCCTCTCTAGAAAGTATTTCTGAAGATCTTCAAAGCGTAGCCCAAAATAGGGATGCAGTAGGGGAGTTATTTGCCAGCAAGTATAAAGATATATTGAAGTATAACGAGGACTTCAATAAGGAAATGGAGGCACAGAATGAACGCGGACTTAAGGTACATCGTGAGATTGAACGCGCAAAACTGCAAGCCACCGCCGACGTATTAGGTGCCGCAAGTCAATTGGCTGATGAGGGGACAGCCGCTCAAAAGGTTTTAGCCTTGACATCAATCGGTATTGATACCGCTGAGGCGATTGCAGCCTTGACCGCAGCATCCGAAGCTAACCCCGCCAACGCTTTTACCTTTGGTGCCGCCGGGGTGGCTCAATTTGCCACAGGTATTGTTCGTATCATTACCAATATAGCCGCCGCCAAAGAATACCTTACCGGGTTCGCTCATGGAGGTTATACTGGGGATGGTGGTAAATACGAACCGGCAGGTATTGTTCACCGTGGGGAATACGTAGCCCCCCAACATATTGTAAGCAGTCCCGCAGCCGCCCCACACATAGCAGCACTGGAAGGAATGAGAACCAAAGGGTATGCAGACGGTGGATTTGTGGCCAACAAAAACATGGAACTTGGTATACAGTCTCAGATGATGGCTAAAGCTATAGAGAACCTAGGTCCATTTTATGTCTCCTGGACACAGGGCCAAAAGGTAGGTAAACAGGTACAGTGGAAGGAAAAGGTATCCGGAAAACGTAAATTTCAAACTCTATGAGCTTATCAAAGAAGTATGGTATTTCTCAGGAGGTCATTAATAAAATGGTGGTTGATGGGGTGATATCTTGCCTGTACCCACGGAATGAGGAAATCTGCAATATGTACCGGACCCTGATGGCAAAAGGAAGAAATAAGATGCAGGCATACAGTGAGATTGCGGAAGCCTGTAATATCTCAGAAAGGTCCGTAATGGACATTATTAAGAAGATGTCCTAATTTGAAAAAACTCCTGCAATAAGACAACCGTCCTAAAGATTTAGATTTACTCCCATGACGGGAGATATTTTCATTTATGGGGGTATAGGATCAGAAGCGGGAGAAGTCTCATTTAAAAACGTTCAGGCTCAGATTTCCCAAAACAAGGATGCTGAGGAACTGATCATTCATATCATTTCGCCAGGTGGGGACGTGTTTGAAGGTTATTCAATCTACAACGCTCTCAAGAACACCGGCAAAAAAATCACGACACATATTGAAGGTACTTGCGCTTCCATCGCTACCCTGGTAGCTGGGGCCGGATCATCTATAAGGATGAATCGTACCGCTCAGTTTATGATACACAATCCCCAAGTGCAAAACCTTTCGGGGGTAGCAGATTCAAAGAAACTTAGGAATGTAGCCGACCAGCTAGACCAAATCAAAACGCTTTTGATTGATGTCTACGACCGTCGTACAGACCTTGGAAAAGAAAAGCTATGGGAGTTATACGATAACGAAACCTGGCTAACCGCAGATCAAGCGGAAAAAATGGGGTTCATCGATGAATCCGTAGACGCCATCAAGGCCGTAGCCCGAATCGATTTACAAAAAATTCAAACTGAAATGAAAGAAACAACCCTTGTAAACGGAATTATCACCCGTATTAAAAACCTCCTGAAGTTTAAAAACGAGTATACTGAGACTCTGCAGGATGGAACCATCGTGGTGATTATGTCCGAAGACGGAAACTTCACAGGAAAAGGAATCCTGTATGAAGATGGATCCCCCGTACCCGCAGGAGAACATACTCTTGCGTCAGGAAAGACACTCGTGGTGGATGGAAACTCCACTATCACAGAAGTAAAAGAAGCAGTAGTAGAAAACAATGAAGAAATGGAAAAAGACAAAGAAATTGAAAACTTAAAGGCACAGCTCGCCGAGGCGACCGCTCGCGCCGAAAAAGCTGTAGCCGATGCCGCTACTGCTACGAAAGAAATTGCCACCGCGAAATCTGAAACAACCAAGTTTCAGAACAAAGTGACTGAGATTGAAAAGCAATTTATTGCCCTTCAAACTGAGTTGAAAAAGACCATCGGAGATAATACCGAACCTCTAAAGGGTCCGGTGTTTAAGAACACGGAAAACCCGGCGAAAGATTACGACCCTATGGGCGTAGACGCCATGAGAATCTTACAAGGACGTAACCGCATCTAACCATACCCATGACAAAGATCATTAACTCCATGTATACGCCAAACCTGTCGTATACCTACCCTGGAAAGTTGAATACTGAACTTATCCAGAAGCCAAAAATTCAGACTCCTGCGCTTTCTGAATTGTTCCGCATTATGCAGGGTATCCGGTGCGGTGAATACATTAACCTCGTTCAACCGCTTACCAGCGTGCTGACCAAAGGTACGGCTGATTGCGCACCGACGTATACACAGTCAGGATCAATCACCGACAGGAAGATTGAAACAGGCCTTTTCGAAATCAATCTGGAATGGTGTAAAAAGGAATTTGCCGCCGTATGTTCTAACCTTTCCGACAGTGACCTGATCGGCGACGGTCTGGATGGATACGAACTCGGAAACAGACTCCGCACGCTCATCTTTGATGAAGTTCTTGAGGCTGCACGCCTTGACCTGTTTAAGATCATTTTCCTATCAAACAACTCCCTGGGAACAGGATCAACAAACAAGTACAGTGCTATTGACGGTGTATTTACGAAGTTCTTCGACGGTGCCGGTTCATACTGCGTTGAGCCAGTGGACAACACACTGCCTAACCAGCACGATTCGGTACTTGCCAGCAACCAAGCACGCGACACCTTCCGCCTGTTGTGGGGTAACTCAAGCAACCTATTGAAGCAGTTGCCTTCTTCTCAGAAGCAAATATGGGTATCCGGTTCTATGTGGGAAAACTACTACGACTCGATTATCAATGATTGCTGCACAGAAGGATCATGGAAGGCCGGTCAGGATGGACTTGGTGATCGTCTGTTCTACAGGGGTATCGAGGTATTCCCGTTGTGGGCTATCGACGAGGCTCTACAGAACGAAACTGACAACCCATACTACGATATCATCCGTCACTTTGCGGTATACACTGCGAAGAACAACCATCTCGTAGGGGTTGAGCGTGCTTCCGATCTGAACAACCTGGAAATGTGCTACGACTGCCGCACAAAAACAACCTTGATACAAGGTGAGATGCGCGTCGGTTACAACTACGCACAGTGTGATTTGATTTCATGGGCTAAATAAAAAACCCTTAAAAATATGCCTTTAAATTGTAGAGTCGCGGCGGGGATTGACGTTAATTGCGATGATCTCCGCAAACCGGGAGGGCTATTCCGGGAGGCTTGGGTTTTTAACCTTAGCGATCTTAGCGCACCTTTAGATGTTGATAACGACGGGTATATCACCAATCTACCCCTCACTATTTATCAAACGCTCTATAAGTTCGCAGGAACAAAATATAGCCATGAGGCCACATGGACGGAGCAAACATCCGACGGTGGTAACAAATCGTATCAACAGTCAGTAACACTCCGATTGTTCAACTCTAACCCTACCGATGACGCAGCCATTGAGGATCTTGGCGTGGCAGAAGTGGCGGTAATTGTTCGGACTAACTCCGGGGAGTTTCTGATCTATGGAGCAGAAAACGGGCTTACTTCCGACGGGTCATCCGGAGGAGCAGGACGCCAGGCTACTGACTCAACCACATCGACAATCGTACTGGTAGGAACCGAAAGATTTTTACCTAAACGCTTGCTTGTGGGGGGTAGTGCAACTAATACTTTAGCTTACCTGAACGCAGCCACAGCTTAGTTTTTTCTCTCTTTTTAAGCCATAACGAGGCCCATTCATTAATTTTGGATGGGCTTTTATTGTTTTATTTAAATATTTTTTTAAGTTTGATGTATGGACGCCAGAGAACTAAGGGTAGGAATTTATGTCGATTACTTCAGCGAAAATGCTGATCATTGGTTTAATAGTCGTTGTCTGTCTGAGAACGATATGATCTGTTTACTTTCTGGTAACGGTGATCACGCTGATCCCATCCCCCTATCAGAAGAGTGGCTGGTGAAGTTTGGGTTTAAGAAGACTGTAGAGGTAACCTGGTCTTTTGGTTACGAGAAAGAATACAACGTTTACAGAAAAGAGGATTTAACATATAATGGTATACAAGC